GCTGGCATGGTATTGCCTACCAAAAAGCCGGACACGGACAACATCGCCAAGATCGTGCTGGATGCATTGAACGGCCTGGCCTACCCGGATGACAAGCAGGTGGTGGAGCTGCAAGTGCTCAAGACCTATGACTTGGAGGGTTATGTGGAGGTCGAGCTGCGGAACTGGAGGGCACGGACAGATGGCTGAACAATGTGCATTCTATGTGCGCTGTGATCGCTGCCAGTATGGCCGCAACCTGGGCAGCAATGAATATGGCTGCCGCAAACACCTGGCACCAGACGGCAAGACGATACACCAGGGTCAGTACAGCTGCGAGAATGGAAGGGAGATCGACGATGATCTGGGACGATGACATATCTTTTGAGGGCTTTCAGAATAGGATAGATGACTGGTATGCTAATAATAATTTCGAATTATGCGACCCGCCTATCAATGCACAATTTGCATTAGACTTGATATTTAAAACGTTAATAGACGATAAAAAGCATTATCCTTATTTAACAGCTATACCAGAGTCTACCGAACAAACGAATACTATAATGCTGTATTTAATATTAAAAAAATATAGTCGGTCATATAGAAGATTTCTAAAGGAGCGTAAAATCAAATGATTAAATTTGAAAACACTGAAGTTATGGGTTGGGAGGCAGCCATTAGAGGAATGCGCAATCCGATGAACTCTTGGGAAGAGAGCGATAGTGGGATTTGCTTAGATACGATAGGTTGCCACTCATGTAGCGCTGATAGAAATCATTGCAAGAGTCGAATGGAAAATAAAGAGTTTGTTGTTGGCTATGACGACATGAATCTTATGACTCGTCTCCGCAATGCCGGCACAGACCATCGTAAATTCATGCGAATGATTGCCGTATATGTTGATATTACTGCGCCTTTATATTGGTGGAAAGAATTTGACACATATAAGGTCGGCACAGTTGCTAACTCTTGTTCAACTATGCACAAGATTGCAGAAAAGGAATTTACGATAGAAGATTTTAGTTGTGAACATCTTGAAAATTTTTGGCTTGTTCATTTGAAAGAAACTATTAAGCTATTGAACGAGGCAAGGGACGCATATCATTGGTGTAATACAGACGCTAAAAAAGAGTGGTGGTGGCAAATGATTCAGCTCTTGCCAAGCTCTTACAATCAGAAACGGACGGTTATGCTGAATTATGAAGTCCTGGCAAATATTTATAAATCTCGTAACAATCATAAGTTGGACGAATGGTCTGTTGGATTTATGGATTGGATTAAGAGTCTTCCATATTCTGAGTTAATTACCGGAAAGGAGAAAACACAATGTGTACAGGAATGACAAGTTTTAACCAGCCGGACGGCTGGATAAGAGTAAAGGACAATCTTCCAGATACGGTTAAACCTGTGATGATATACACGAAATGGGGAAGCGTGCGTTACGGCTGGTATAGCCCGGAACTACAAGTTTGGTTTAATATGTACGGAACAACAATTAAGTCTGTCACTCATTGGCGAGAACTGCCCGACCCGCCGAGAATGGAGGAGAGCAAAGAATGACAGACACTCCATATAACAGAAAAATACAAAACTTTCTTGAGGAATACGTTAACTGCGGTCCTGATAATTTTTATGCAAACGGAATGATGAAAAAAGAATCAGTCAAAGAAGCAGTTAGATTGTTGATCGAAAAAAATGTTTTTTCATCTGTTAAAGATATGAGATTGCAAGCATTAAAAGATTATAGCATTTTATTACCTGCGTGGGTGTTTCAATGTGTAAAGGAGAAAAAAGAATGACAAATTACGAGCGAATAAAAAATATGAGCATTGAGGAAATGGCAGAGTGGCTTGAAGATACACTGTCAAGTAATCTTTGTTATCTATGTGTTGAAAAAGATATTGATAAATGTGGTTATTTTGAGAAAAATTTGGAAAGCAGAGTAACAATGTGCGTTAAAAACAGAAAACTATGGCTACAAAGCGAGGTGGAAGAATGAACATTCAACTTGACAAGCAGGCGTTAATGCCTGTGAGAGCACACGACACGGACGCAGGACTCGACCTGCTTTCGCCGGTGGACACGGTAATTCCGGCACACGGAGCGGTGACAGTTGACACCGGGATACATATTGAGTTGACACCAAATACCGCAGGCTTTCTCAAATCAAAAAGCGGATTGAATGTTAAGTACGGCATTACAAGCGAGGGCGTGATTGATGTGGGCTACACCGGAAGTATCGCCGTCAAACTGTACAATCACAGCGGTATTGATTATTCTGTACGCCGTGGGGACAAGATCAGCCAGCTGGTGGTGGTCAAGATCGACACTCCGGAGCTGGTGCTGGTGGACAAGCTGGCAGACACCGAACGCGGAAATGGCGGGTTCGGGAGCACAGGGAGGTGATCAGGATGTGTACAGCAGAGCAAATTAGTAGGATTACAAGACGAGCTATTAAAAGTCGATATGATCGACAACGAGCTGCTGTTATGGAAGAACTCAATAGGCTTCCATTGAGCGGCAAGAGAAAGTATAAGTGCTACATCCTGCTTCGTGAGTTGGGGTTTGCTGTATCTGTGGCGACATTTGAGAACCCGATTGATGGAGCGCAGCTTTGCATTATCCGTGATGGAACCTGTCATATTTTTTTTGACGAGAAGAAGCCGTTAAATATTGCATTTCCAATAGGCGCCCGGCAGAGCGAAGCCAAAACACCTAAAAGCAAGGAGGCAACCAATGTCGAAGTCAAAGCAGAAGAGCTACGGAGATGCCAAGGTTATCTGTCCTTACTATGACAGCCAGGAGACGGTACAGATCAACTGTGCACCGGCTGTGTATGATAGTTCCGGGCTGCGTGTGGTATTCCGGTCTAAGGTCAAAAAAGATGAACACATGCGGTCATTCTGCGCCTCTTACTGCTGGAAAGGCTGTCCGCTGGCACAGCTGCACGATGACGCATAGCAATGGTATCATCGGGGGGGTGACGAAAGTCACCCTCTTTTTGTTATGCTAAATCATAGTGAGGTGATCAAGTGGACTGGAATAGGGTGAGACGAGAATATGTCTCCGGCAGTAAGAGCCTGCGGACCCTGGCAGACGAGTACAGCTGTTCACAGTCCACGCTGCGTAAGAGGGCAGCTAACGAGAAGTGGACGGAACAGAGGAACGACTACCGGGCCAAAGTGGAACAAAAATATATGGACATGTCTGTGGAGCAGGAAGTAAAGCGCGTTGAGCGGCTGCACCGCCTTGCAGACGATCTTATGGATAAGTTGGACCAAGCCATAAAGGAACTGAATGAAATGTGCTCCGTGGAGCATCAAGACGGCGAGTACAAGGTGGTACGTGTGCCAGGTGTGGCTGTGGACCGTGCCGGTGTAAAACAGATTTCTTCCAGCTTGAAGGATGTGAAGGATCTTCTGAATGTGCGTGACGATGTGGCAGCCGGCGCACCGGAGGTGCAGGTGGTGTTGTCAGACGAGGTGAAGAAGTATGCCAAGTGAAGTGTTGGACCTGGGCACGCCACAGCCTAAGCAGGTGGAGTTCCTGACAGACACCCACAATGTTGTTGCCTTTGGTGGTGCCAGAGGTGGTGGCAAAAGCTGGGTTGTTGACTGCAAGGCTAAGGTGATGAGCTACGCCTGCCCGGGTATTACGCAAATTATTGTGCGCAAGACTTATCCCGAGCTTACGGAAAATCATATCGTGCCACTGACCAGGGCGTTGCAATGCTATCATCCGGATAGGCACCGGCGTCTGGCCGTGTACAACGACAGTAAGAAAACAATCACATTCCCTAACGGAAGCCGTATATTGTTCCGCTATTTGGAGCGAGAGAAGGACCTGGGCCGCTTCCAAGGTACGGAGTGCGATATCATGTACCTGGACGAGGCCACGCAGTTCACGGAGGATATGTTCAAGACTTTGTGGGCTTGTGTGCGTGGTACAAATAGCCATCCCAAAAGAATGTACCTTACCTGCAACCCTGGTGGCGTTGGTCACCAGTGGGTCAAGCGACTATTCATTGATCGGGTGTACGATGAGAATGAGAACCCGGAGGATTATTCGTTCATACAGTCCCTGGTGACAGACAACAAAATACTGCTTGATAACAGCCCAAAGTACCTTCAGCAGTTGGACGCGCTGCCTGCCAAGGTACGCCAGGCATGGCGGTATGGTGACTGGAATGTGTTTTCGGGTCAGTTCTTCGAGGAATGGCGGAATAACCCGGACCACTATACAGACCGTAGGTGGACCCATGTGATAGATCCGTTTGATATTCCTGCCGACTGGAAGGTGTATCGCTCGTTCGACTGGGGGTACAGCAAGCCATTTTCTTGTGGTTGGTGGGCTCAGGGATATGATGGTGTGGTGTACCGCATTAAGGAATGGTATGGCTGCACTTCACCGAACGAGGGAATGAAACTGCCGGCGGATATCGTGTTCCAGAAGATCAGAGAGATAGAAACGCATGACCCGCTGCTGGCGGGCCGACATATTACCGGCGTAGCAGACCCTGCTATCTTCGCCAAGGATGATGGGTATTCCATTGCGGAGACGGCAAACAGACACGGTGTGTACTTTGAGCGCGGCGATAACACCCGCATAGCCGGGTGGATGCAGTGCCATTACAGGCTGATGTTTGATGAGCGTGGGTACCCGATGATGTATGTGTTCAAGAATTGTAAGGACTTCATCCGGACCATTCCTATGATGATGTATGACGAACACAAGGTGGAGGACTTGAATACGGAACTTGAGGATCACGCAATGGATGAGTTCCGTTATTTTTCAATGCTGCAGAAGATACCGCCCAGGCGGAAGATACCGGCCAGAGCGCTGGCAGACGACCCTCTTGACCAAATGAAGAAAGGATATTGATTATGGCTAAGCAAAAGAAAAAGCCGAGTAAGGAAGAATTTATGCAGCACGCCCAGGGGCAGACGGAACCGCAAAAGAAGCCGGAAGATGCCGTAGCGCCCGCTGCTGATGACCAGATCAAACAGGCGCAGCAGCTGGTGGACGAAATGTCAGCCGAGGAGCCGGAAGAGGAAGAACTGCACACCATTACAGAAGAAGATGTGCAGCGGGCTATGGAACTGCTGAATAAGTACATGGCTGGTAAGGCGTCCGTAGATGCCCGGGTTGTGGCCAACCAAAACTGGTGGAAGCTGCGACATTGGGGCAACTTCAAGTCAGATCACGGCAAAGAGGGTGACAAGCGCATTAAGCCGGCGTCTGCATGGCTGCATTCCTGCGTGGATAACAAGGTCGCTGACTATATGGACAATTTCCCTGAGCCCAATATTCTGCCGCAGGAAGAGGGTGACAAGGAGACAGCTAAGCAGTTATCTGCCGTGGTGCCGGTGGTGCTGGATGAGAATGGCTTTGAACAGGAGTTTGACCAGGCAGTGCACTCCAAGGTCCTGAACGGTACAGGCATATACGCTGTGGTGTGGGATCAGGACAAGCTGAATGGCCTTGGCGATGTGAGCGTTAAAAAGTGCGATATCCTGAATTTTGCTTGGGAGCCTGGGATTGAGAATATCCAAGACTCGGCCAATCTGTTTCATATCACTTCTGCAAATAACGATGTACTGGTGTCTCAGTATCCGCAGCTGAAGGACCGATTATCCTCTATGCACAGTGTGATACAAACAGAGTACCAGTTTGATGATACGGTGGACAAGAGCAATCGCAGTCAGGTAGTAGACTGGTACTACAAGGTGAATGTGGACGGCAAGAATGTGGTGCACTATGTGAAGTTCTGCAACGGTGTAGTGCTGTATGCAACTGAGAATGACCCAGAACGGAAGGATACCGGGCTGTATATTGACGGCAAATATCCCTTTGTGTTTGACCCGCTGTTCTGTGTGGCCGGAAGTCCTGCCGGATATGGTTATGTGGACCTCTGTAAGGAGCCGCAGGAATATATTGACAAGCTGTCCCAGGCGATGTTGGAAAACGCGATCTGGAGCTCTGTGCCGCGCTATTTGGTGCGTGACGATGGCGAGATCAATGAAGACGACTTCGCGGATACTTCCAAGCATTTCATTAAGGTGGGTAACAATGTGGGCCAGGACACCTATGCGCCAATCGTGATCAATGGCATAGACGGCAACGCCTACAATGTGCTCATGCACAAGATTGACGAGATGAAGGAGACCAGCGGCAACCGTGATGTGTCCAGCGGCGGTACAAGCAGCGGGGTAACGGCAGCCAGTGCAATCAGCGCTATGCAGGAAGCTGGGAGCAAGACTTCACGCTGGCAAATCAAGGGCACATACCGGGCATACAAGGAGATCATCTTGATGGTGATCGAGCGTATTCGGCAGTTCTACGATATGCCTCGTGTGTTTCGTATTACCGGCGCGGATGGATCTGTATCGTTTGAGACCTTCTCTAATCAGAATATGCAGGAGCGGCGTATCGAAACGCTGTTTCCGGACGATGAGTATTACCAGATGCCCAACTTCGATGTAGATGTATCGGCCAGCAAGGCCAGCCCTTACAGTAAACTGGCTCAAAATGAGCTGGCAGTGCAGATGTACAACCTGGGCGTGTTGAACCCGCAGAACGCAGATCAGGCACTGGCACTTCTGGATATGATGGATATTAACCACAAAGACCGCATAGTGCAGCGGGTCCAGGCAAACGGTACGATGTGGCAAACGATTCAGCAAATGACACAAGCACTGAACACCAGTAATGAGATCATCAAGCAGTTGACTGGTCAAGATCTGATGAGCGGTCAGGATATGACACCGGGTGCAATGAGCGGTGCGGCGGTGACGGACTCAGTCGGTAGATGTAACGCCGACCGCCAGCGACAGCTTAGGTAACACAGACAAATACCAGGACAACTCTCTTGCAACGCAGGCACGCAAGAGAGTAGCCACAAGCACGAGTCCGGAATAATGACTACGGTACATATTGGTGCTTGCGCCGTAGAACTGAAAGGCCACGCCGATGCGCCACGCAACGAACAGGATCATGACCTGGTATGCGCTGCTATTTCTGCCCTTACCTGCACGCTGGCGGAAGTCGTGCGTAGGGCGTATGTAGCTGGTGCTCTACTGTGTGAACCACAGATCAAGATTTCTCCAGGAAATGTGTGTATTCGTTGCGCACCGATGGCAAATGAGAGTACGGTGCTGGCAGCGTTTACCTTTTTTCGGTGCGGGATGGAAATACTGGCCGAGAGCTATCCTGGGCATATCCAAATAAGCTGAAAGGGGGGGTGACATGATCGCCCTCTCTTTTGTTATTATGCGAGTAAAGGGTTCGTCCACCTGATACGGACAGAAAGGAGTTCCTATGAGAACAGACAAATTGATGCCCATGTTGCTGCAGCTTTTCGATGGTGAGGGCGGTGCAGCAGACGGCACCGGCAGTGCGCCCGCCACGCAGAACAATACGGCAGACAATACTGCGCCCGCCACGCAGGATGGTGCTCAGGAGAGCACAGCAGAAGACCTTGACAAAGAGTTTAAGGCTCTGATTAAGGACAAGTACAAAAATGCGTATCAAAAGCACATCAACGCTGCAATGCAAAAGCGGTTCCGTGCTGATGAAGCCGCACAGGCACAGTATGACAGGGTGTTGCCCCTGCTTGATATGCTGGGCGAAAAGTACGGCGCAGACGCTACGGACCCGGAGGCACTCATGCAGGCCCTGGAAGACGACAACAGCTTTTACGAGCAGGAGTCAGTGGAGAAGGGTGTGCCAATCGAGTCACTGAAGCAGATGCACAAGCTGGAGCGTGAAAACGCTGCATTCCGCCAGGAAATGCAGGAACGCGAACGGCAGGACGCAGCAGCACAGCAGTACCAGCAGTGGCTGGACGAGAGCGAGGCGGTCAAGTCCTTGTATGGGGACGCATTTGACCTGGATGCAGAACTGGCAGATCCTGAGTTTGTCTCTCTGTTAAAATGCCCCGGCATCACGCTAAAGACTGCCTTTGAAGCACGCCACCTTACCGAGCTCACCGGTGGCGCAATGCAGTTTGCCGCTCAGAGACACGATCCGCTCACGCGGTCATGTGCCGAAAGAGAACGCATCTTCTACCGCTCCTGCGGTCAAGACTTCTGTCAACATTGCTGCCTTGACAAGAGAGCAGCACCAACTCATCAACAAGAAAATTGCGACAGGGGAATTGAAAACGCCGGAGGATATCAAACGATTCCTTAGCGGCAAGTAAAAACCGATCCTCTGTCAGAAACGGAGGAAACATGAATAAGAAAATGAACCTGCAGCTGTTCGATGGCACCGCCAACATGGCTGCAACGACTGACACCGGCCTTGCGGCTGAAATCAAGGAATATTACATTAAGGAGCTGCTGGAGAACGCCAAGCCCAAGTTGGTGCATGGTCAGTTCGGGCAGAAAAAGCCCATTCCGCGCGGCTCCGGCAAGGTAGCAGAGTGGCGTAAGTTTTCCAGCTTGCCGCCTGCTCTTACCCCGCTTGTTGAAGGCGTAACGCCTAATGGCACCAAACGGACTGTGACCGCCATTAAGGCCACTGTGAGCCAGTATGGTGACTACATTAAGCACACCGATATGCTGCAGACTGCCGCGTTCGATAATGTGATCGTGGAGGACTGCAAAGAGCAGGGCAACCAGGCGGGCAACACCATTGACCTGGTGACACGAAATGCTATGCAGGCAACCACCAGCGTGGCTTATGCCGGCGGCAAGACTTCTCGTGATACACTGACTGCGGCTGACAAACTGACCGTGGCTGATGTAAAGAAGATGGTCAACGAGCTGAAGCGTCGGGATATTACCCCCATTGATGGCTACTATGTCTGCATTATCCACCCTGATGTGGAGACGGATATTATGCTGTCCAGCGAGTGGGAGGAAATGCACAAGTATGCGGATACCACCGCTCTGTTCGAGGGCGAGATCGGTAAGATTGGCAAGTGCCGTTTTGTCGACTCTTCCAACGCTAAGATTTACAAGCAGACTTCCGGCTCCAAGCTGGCTGTGTACGGCACGCTGTTCCTGGGCGCCAATGCTTACGGCGTTACCGAGCTGGATGGTCTGGGTCTGGACTATATCGTTAAGCCGCTGGGTTATGGCGATGATCCGCTGAACCAGCGTAGCTCCACCGGCTGGAAGGCTACGCACGGTGCAAAGATTCTGAACGAGTATGCCATCATTCGTTTTGAGAGCTGTAGCTACCGCAGTGCAGACACCAGCACCACGGAAAACTGATTGGAGGACTATTAAGAATGGCTGAGAAGAAAGAAACGGCTGAGAAGAAAGAAACTGCACCTAAGTGGAAAATGGTGCCTGTGCTTATTCCGCTGGACCCGATGAACAACGAGAGCCACATGTTTGCTTCTGTGGCGGGCGTTGGCTCATATCAGATCGAGCGTGGTGTCCCGGTAGAAGTGCCGGAGCCGATTGCAGAGGTAGTCAACCGCAGACTTCAGATGGATGCAGAGAACGCCAAGCTAATTCAAAAGCTGGCTGCACAAGCAGCCGGTATGTAACCGACAAAGGGCGGACGGAATATTCCGTCTGCCCTTTTTACTATGAGGAGGGAACAACAATATGACGATTGCGGAAGCAGTCAACCAGGCGGACAAGCTGTGCCCCAACACGACCTTTTCGATGAACGAAAAAATCGCCTGGCTGAATAGACTGGATAAACAAATCAAATTGGAAATTATGGACGCCAGAGAGGGCGCACCTGCCTTTGCCGGGTACACGGAGAAAACGCCGAATACCCAGGAACTGCTTGTGCCGTCTCCCTATGACGAACTTTACATACACTACTTGCAGTCCCAAATGCTGCTGTACACCGGTGACTTCAACCGATACAGCGCTGTAAATTCTGTATTCAATACAATGCTGGCCTCATTTCGTAACCAGTACAACCGCACGCACGCGGCCAAGAATGTGCCGCTGCGCTTTTAGGAGGTGCGAGTATGCAAAGACCAGTGCTTAGCAATGTGAGTAACAACCGAGAGATGATCTCCACATTCCTGGGCTATAACCACCGAGTTGTGCAGCAGGCCGGAGAGTTCTTTAATACCGAGAATATCACCTTGGACGACTACCCTATGCTATCCAATCGCGCACCGATGAACCGGTACAAGTATCCGGAGTTTGATGGCGAGGTTGTAGGTGAAATTTATACATTAGATGGTGATGAGCGTGTGTACAATCGGATGTCGATTGTGAATAGTGCGTTTCAGGTCCACAAATATGGCAAAGCAGGGGACGAAATAGGAAGCTCTTTGGAACCGAAAATTGTAGTTTGGAGGGTTATGACCATTCGCTACTTTATTCGTTTTAAGGCGGCATTGAAAGAAAAAATTTCGGTAAGATTAGGACCAGATGGTTCGGATCCGTATGGTTTCGATGAAGCAGTTTCGTATGTTGGATTTGAAGCTGCTCTGTATGGTGATGTGTGTATTCATATTGGATCAGACGAACACACTTTTGATAATGGCGTTTTTTTTGCGCTTGGCAAGAATGTGAAGATGGAAACCGAAACGGATAAAGTCTTAGTGGTCGATACGATCTATAGGGAACATGAATTGGAAGCAAAAAGACCCATTTACAAGGACGAAACACAGCAGAACGCTTCTGATAAAGAAATTATTGATGCGTTAGAGCAGGAAAGCTTAAACCATACACAGAACGATGTAGATTGGCTTAATACACGTGATCCACGAGCATTTACATTCATTGATGTGGCGGCTTCCGGTAAGAATGTTGGCTGCCTAATCAAAAATCAGCAGATCACAGCAGCGTTCAATGATGTTTTGTACTATGGCGGAGGTCATTATAGCTTCAGAGAAAAGCTGTCTGAATTGCAAGCCGTGGACGGCAAATTGCAGTTGTTAAACTTCGGTACGAAAATCCTAATCTTCCCATACGGATTGTATTTCGACACGGAAGAACCTGGCAAGGGTGTGCTGCCGCTGGCGTTTAAGGCCACAGCAAGCAAAAACTTAGTTTGCACGATGTGTACAGAAGACAGAACGCTTCACACAAGGTTGTATTGCGGCGCAAGCAAACCGGCGGGCGCTGCTGTAGGTACCTATGTTGTGCGTTCTAATGGCGACTTGAGAATTGTGGACGAGCATGGTGCGCTTGTGTTGTTGTGTGCAGCAGCTAAGTGGAAGCGGCAAGACAAAGACCCTGGAGTGGGTAACTATGATTTTTGGCTGGATACCACCGGGACCACAGGCAGTGGTTTGAAGAAGTATAGTCAAGGCACGTTGTACAGAAAAGAGGATGGTGCCTGGGTGGCAGAGGACAATGTGCTGTTCTCCAATACCTGGTTCTATACATTTTGGCTCGATACGACAAATGCAGACGCACCGGTGTATAAATCCTATTCCTCTACTGCAGACGCATGGATTGCTCTTCCAGTGACCTATGTACATATTGACACAGCAGAGATCGAAGATGATGTGCTCCAGTCCGTCAAAGCTGGAGACACAATCAGGCTGTCTCCGGATGATGCATTTACAACAGAGTGGGTGAATGTGCACTCTGTGGCAGATGATGGCAGCTGGATGATAGTTAAGGGTATGTTGCGCGGCTCTGTTGCAAGCTATAGCAGACCCGCTACGATTGAAAAGGTCCTTCCGGAATTTGACTTCGTCACCGTTTCACAAAACCGCGTGTGGGGCTGCAAGTACGGCAAAGATTCCGCAGGTAAGCACATAAACCAAATCTACGCCAGCAAGCTGGGTGATCCGACCAACTGGTATTGCTTTGAGAATACGGCATCTGACTCTTACGCATTGTCCCTGGGTGATGATGAGCCGTTTACCGGCGCGGTGTCCTTAAACGATATGCCGTACTTCTTCAAACAAAATAAGATTTATGGCATTTACGGCGGCTATCCGGCGGCATACCAACGCATTGCCATTGAAGATCGCGGCGTTGAAAATGACTGCTCCGGCTCATTGGCGGTGCTGAATGGAGCAGTATTCTATAAGTCGCTGGACGGCGTGTGTGTATTTGATGGCAGCACGGTGACCAACATTTCCGCTGCCCTGGGTAACACACGATACACAGAAGCCAACGCCGGAAGTTCCCTTGGAAAGTATTATATCTCTATGAAGAACGAGACGGACGGCGGCTACGAGACCTTTGTCTATGACCTGAATACCAGCCTGTGGGTGCGTCTGAACGGAATGCGGTATCTGCACTTTATCACGGATTACACCGGGTCGGTCTATGCAATGGACCCGAACTGTATTTTCCATGAACTTGGCCGACACAACGAGACAGCTTTGTCCGGACTGAAACTGTACCAAACGGAAGACAAGGTGAAATGGTACGCGGAGACCGGTGCCATAGACTTTTCGTACCCGGACAAGAAGATCGTCAGCCGTATTAACCTGCGGGCTAAGATTGCACTGGGCGCTGTGCTCAAAGCGTTTATCCAGTACGACAGCAGCGGGCAGTGGATCCAAATGGGTGTTTTGACCGGTAATGGTACACCTAAGACGGAAGTGCTGAATATCGTTCCGCAAGCCTGTGATCACTATGCGCTGCGGCTGGAAGGCTGCGGAGATGTTCGGGTGATCAGTATTGCAAACACAATGACTTTAGGGAGTGACTTATGACTTTTAACATTGGCAAGCCGTCTGACGGCGTAACGGATAGTCAGCGGATACAGCGTCTGTATCTGTACCTGAACCAGATGGCAGATAAGTTGAACTATGCGCTGAACAACATGGATGAACAGAACCTGACGCGGACTTTTTTGGCGTCATTAACCAATGGCGGAGACAGTGATCAGCAGAGTACAAAAGGCCTGAAAACGGAGCAGGTAGACGAGATGATCCGGGACGGTCGGTCATCCGCTCTACTGTTCAGCGGGAGTACCGCAAAGGCTGGCGATACGATCACTCTGAATGACAGCGTGGACAACTACCGCTTTCTGCTTATCCGCTTTAGCAATAGCTGGATGCACGCCCTGTGCCCTATTCTGGACGGAGACCGTAGCTGCACTGCCGTTCGCGGATCGCATACGAACATTAGCGCAACAAACAGCTTTACTGTGTGGTCCGTGGACGGCGACTATGCAGGAAATAAGGTAACGATCGACAACTGCTATTCTGCCAATGTGAAAAGCGGCAGTGTGACGATCACAGCACGAACAATATCGCATATATGGGGGATCAGATAAATGGCAAAGAGCAAACCGAAGAAAAGCAAGCCCAAACAGACGGCTGCGCAAAAGAACCTGAGCAGCTGGACAAAAACAGTCAATAAGTATAGCGGCGGATGGACCAATTCCAAGGACTATAAAGCACTGATGAAGTCCAAGGAAAAGAAGGACATGGACGCCAGTGTCAAAGGCTACAATTCTCTGTTAAACGGCGGCTATGGCGGATATGCCAAGGCAAATGGCCTGACGGACTATACCGCCCGGCTGCAAAATATGTTGGGCGGCATCTTAAAGTCAAAGTTTTCTTATGACGCAGACAATGACGCTGCATACCAGGCCTACAAGGCACAGTACCAGGCGCAGGGCCGTAATGATATGCTGGACACTATGGGCCAGATGGCGTCAGCAACAGGTGGCTATGCCTCCTCTGCGGCGACTACGGCGGGTAATGCTGCCAACCAGGCACAGCTGAACAATCTGTCTAATATACAGTCGCAGCTTTTATCCCTGGCATATCAGAAATATGACCAACAGCAGCAAGGCAAGCAGAACGCCTATGACCTTCTTGATAGTGTGAATCAGCAGCAGTATGGACGGTATCAGGACGCTGTGGGCAACGCCTATAACAAGATGGATTACAACACGAATCGGTTCAATACTTCCCTTTCCAACGGTTACACGAAATGGAACGATGATCGCAGCTTTGCCTCCGGTCAACAGCAGTATCACGGCAACCTGAACGAGAGCCAGCAGGCACGCAAACAGGAAAGGGCTATTGCCGATCGGAATAACAAACTGCAGCGAAAAATTCTTAACAAGAAGTAAGGAGGGATTGGATGAGTTACAGTTCTAAGGCCAGAAAAGCGCTTGGCAAGGTGAAACAGTCTGCGGCAACCAAGAATGCACAGAAAAACAGGAACGACTATGACAAGAAACTCAGCGCAATTGGCCCTTACCGTAACGGTACATTCGCTAAGATGGTAGAGGGTGCGGTGGATGATATTCTCAATCGCCGTGCCCAGTCTTCCAATTTCGGCAACGCTGATGTGTTCGGCGATTATGCCAGAGACTATGCGGCGCTTTCTAAGCTGGCAGCAGCGGACACGCAGACTAACGCAGGAGAGAATATGGCCGGTGGCTATGACACGGACTACACCGTGCCTGCTGCCCAGCAGAGCTATATGAACGGATTGGCCGGTCAGAATGAGGACTTGCTGTCCAAACTGTCTGCGGCAAACCAAATTCACTCCGGGGAAATGGAGAATAAAGCCGCCGGTGGGCAGCGAGCCAACGAGGCCGGCGCGTTTGATTACCAAAAGTACCAGGACAAGGTGGAAGCTCTACAAAACGCACGCTCTCTGTGGGACGCAGCGGTGGAAAAGACCGGTGCGGTAGATAGCCAGGCATACAGTGATAACCTGTCCTTCCTTAGCGATATGGCTAAATACGAGGGCAACTTGGGTGAGAGCAAGGCGGACAGAGCGCTCTCCAAGTGGAAGGCTGATCAGGATTACCAGCTGGATGTACTGCAGTGGAAACGGCAGCAGGAGGAAGCTGCCAAGGCCGCAAAGGCTGCAAAGGCCGCAAGGGCGTCACGCTCTTCTCGCTCTTCCAGATCCAGTGGACGCGGTAGCTACGGTACTGGCTTTGACACTGGCGGTAAGGGGAAAAAGAAGGTGAAGCCGGAATATCATGGCGTACCAAAAAGTGAGATACTCGCTTTGGGGTATGGCCCAATCAGCGAGGCAAAATTCGACTACCTTATTGATAGCAAGGCGGTTGAGATTAAAGAGGATAAAAACGGTAATCTGCATGTGAAGAAACGCAATGTGAGCATACCGCCCAATCCCGGGAAGCCGAACTTTAGTTTGGGTACAAAACTGTTTTGAATGGCGAGGAAAAACTATGGATATTAGAAAAAGCAAAAATTTTGCCAAAGTGGTACAGCATTCCGGCGCAGCTGAGCGCGTTGCTGAGGACACAAGAAAAAATTCCAGATTTTACGATCCGAAAAAGAAAAGATATGAGTATGACGACCCGGAAGAGGAGATCGCTGATGTATTGGCCCGCAATAGCTACAGGCGTAATGAAGTGCCTGAATATCATCAGCAAACGCCGGAGGAGAGTCTTGCACAGCGGCGCCAAATTATCCGTGCGGCCGATGATCGGAGTGATCTTGAACGCTTGCAGGATGAGCGTAGGTCCTATGCACGGCAGTATGGTGGTCAAACACGCAACACCATAGACAAGCTGATTGGTATCGCATTGGAGCGGACGGATAGCGAGCGCGCCGCAAAAATGCAGGAAGAAGCCAATCGGCACATGGCTGCGCTGGATGAATATGATAAGAAGATACAGGAGATGGAGGAGTACGAGCGGCGACAAAAAATCGTCGACAAATATTCGGATATTCCTAATCAAAAAGATTTTGCTGACAAGTCAAAGCAGATCGACAAGTCCAATCAGGACAGCGTGTATCGTGCTGTTAATGGACTGTCAGAGTCCGTTGGAAGTGCCGTGGCACCGGTTGGCGCGAGCGGTATCGCCTTTTGGGGCAACCGCATGAACAAGGCGATGGACGATACCAAATACAATCAGATGACAGACGAGCAGCGCGGGGTGTTCAATTATCTGTACAACACAGATGGTGCTGAAGCAGCGCACGAGTATCTTTCAACCATCAATAAAGACCTTGAACGAAAAGCAACGGACGCCACCGTTCTGTCTCAGAGAAAAATGGCTCAAGACGGCGTAACAGGAGCAATTCTTGCAAATGCTGCGACAGTCGGTGAAAATTTGATGAATGCACCCGGATATATTGTGGACGCTGCCGCCAAAGCCGTTGGTGGCAGCGTAGGCGATACATACGACCTGGCTAACCTTGCCGGCAAGATGTCTTCTGATACACGAAAGACAACCGGTGAAGCCATTGCAAAGCAGGATTTTTGGAAAGATAAGAATACAAGTCAGGGAAATATCGGCACATGGATTTATGATACCGGTATGTCCATGGCAGACTCTGTCGCTTCTATGGCTGTAGGTCAGGGACTTGGAATTAAACTCCCAGTCAAGGGCAGTTCAAGTAAGGTGCTAAATAGCGCTAAAAAGATTGCCGCGAACGCATCTTCCTTGATTATGGCTTCACAAATGGCAACGCAGACAGTTACAGATATGAAAGAGCAGGGCTTTTCTGACGATCGTGCGCTGGGCGTAGGTGCACTGTATGGCGCGGTTGAATATATCTCAGAAAAACTCGGCTTAGGTGCGATCCTCGGTGCCGGTGGCAATGTGTTTGCACGCCTTGCAAAGAGTTTTGCGGCAGAGGGTTCGGAAGAAGTAGCCAGTAATATCCTTGATCGCATTGTCGATACACTGGCAAACGGCAACCAAAGCAAAATGATGGCTGCTTTTGATGAATGCCGTGCCCAGGGATTGAGCAATTCCCAGGCGCTTGCCAAAGTCGTGTCTATGGCCGGTCAAGAAGATTTATCAGCTTTCTTAGCCGGTGGCCTGTCCGGTATGGCGATGAGCGGCGCAAACGAAGCAATCATGTCCGGAGAACGGCATTTGCAGCAGGATATTTATGGCAAGAATTTGCGCCGCAGCGGGAATGCTGGAGAGTTGATTGACGCCGGGCTGACAGCAGATAAGAATTCTAAGCTGTATCGCATTGCCGCCGAGCTGGCTGATGCAGAGGATAGCGGAAAAACTATATCCAAGCGGCAGCTGGGCAAGCTGGCTATGGAAATGCAGACCAGCGATGACGCTGCGACTACGCAGGCTCAAAAGACCGTGTTGGAGGACGCTGTGCGCCAACGGCTGCAAGACAGCGGCGTTAAGAATGTGGACAAGGCCACCAGTCGTTTTGTGAGCAGCTATTTTGACGGCGAAGGGAAGATTAAAGGGGACAAGACCACAAAGGCCCTGTACGCCGAGCTGCAGGACAATAGCACTTACTGGGCGCAATCTACTACCCGCAGTATGGCCTATGAAATGCTGCGGGGCGGTGCAAGTGGCGCTTATCTGAATGAGCTTCTTGTAAATGATCAGCCCAAGAGTTATAATGAGTTCAAGGACACCTATGGTGGTATCACAGAGGCTAAAATTGCCCAGTTGGAGCAGGAACGCTTAGAACAAGAACCTGCCGAACAGAGAGAGACTGAGCACGGCTCTGCGGACACGAGTTATAATGCGCTGGTCACTGAAGCTGCCACGCCGGTGGATTTGCAGCGGGCAGAGCCTGTGCCGGAGAGCCAGGTGAAAGGCGTTCTTAAGGTGCAGGACGGCCATACCGTGGTTGAGCTGCAAGACGGCACAAAGACCACTACGGATTATTTGCAGTTCAACAACCCCAACACCAAGGCGGTTTACAAGAGCGCTGCCAAGTTTGGCTCCCTGGGCGCTTATGCACTGGTGAAAAATTACGACAGCAAGGTCAACCCTTATTCCTATCTGCACGCGGCGGAGAGCTTTTACAACGCCGGTGCGTCAGGCAAGATTACATTTGACCAGGCAGCCAATACACTGTCTGCACCGATTGAAATGGGGATTATGGACCGTGGTGCTGCCAATGAGTTGTTCCTGAGCGGTCAGGAGCAGTCTAAGGAGATCGGCACCACCAAGACCGCCGTTACCCAAGCAAATAAGAACCAGGGCGGCGTTGTAACGCTGACCGGAGAAGCTACGGTTACCCCGCAGGAAAAGGAAGTCCTGGATCGTGTGGCGGCAAAGACCAAGCTGGACATTGTGCTGGACGGCAGCCTGGAAAGCAACGATAACGGCTATATTGATCCTGCCAATGGCAAGGTGGTGCTGAACCCGGACAGTGGGCATATCTACGCCACGCTTATGCACGAGCTGGGCGAGTACACCCACGCCTACAACACGGCGGAAATGCTGGACGCCTGCCGGCCCATCGTGGAGTATATGCTGGCAACCGGCGATTATGCGCACGATGACAAGATTGACCTGCTGCAGAAGTATGTAGATGGGTACAGCGAGAACGGCAAGCAGTATTCTATTGAAGATGCCGTCAGCGAGATGATCTTTGACTTCATCAGTGGTGAAGCCAGCACGCAGGAGGGCGGCGAGAAGTTCGCCAAGTGGCTGGCGGAAAATACAGACCTGACCCAAAAAGAAAAGAAGTCCGTTATCGAAAAGATCAAGGACTTCTTTACAAAGCTGCTGGACGCTGTGCGCAGCGTGATTGAGGGACAGGGCACACTGAATACCACTGCACGGGCCGGTCAAAAGGCGGCGCAGCAGGTTCCGGTGCTGGACGACTTCTTTAACGCACTGGACAATGCTATTGGCAACCGCCAAAGAATGCTGGATGGTGACACGGCGAGTAAAGCGGACTTGCGTGATGACATACGGTATTCCAAAAAACAGTCATCAAAGCGCTGAATGATAGAAAATTTTTTGATAATAATCACAACATTGTTGTCAACGCGGACACAGACATTGTGGTGGATATTGGAAGAAGTGGATTTCGAGAAATATTTTCAACAGAACGGAGATACGCTCAGCTTCCAATGGATAAGAAAAGGGTAAAGTTGGCCGTTCTTACCAAATTGCCAGAAATGATTAAGTTCGCTGAAGTTGAAAATCCAGGTGAGAGCAATCGACATGGTGGAAGTTCTAAGTTCCTCGTGCTGAAACACCCTGCAACGTTTGATGGAAAAGAATACAGCGTAACACTTAGAATCAAATTAACTCCACAAAAGAACAAATTTTATATCCACGATATGACTTTGTTTAATCAAAATAAAAACGAGATGAACTCGCTGATCGCGCCAGAAGATACTTCTGCGGTGATATATAACGATAATTCATCTCGCAACGGTAGTGTAGCAGAGTCCGGGCAGAATGTCAAGACAGAATTTGAAAGCAAGCACGAAAATAATACCCGCAAGTCCTTGAAAGTGGACAGCCAAGGCAAGAAAATAGACACGCCGTTATCTGAGGTTACCAACGATGTGCTGTCTATGGCTGACGAGAAAGCGAAGCAAAACGCAGCGGAAGATACATATATCCGTATCATTAAGAATACACCACTGGTTATTCTCGAACATGTGAATGGAATGGATCAGAAGATTTAGAAGTGATTATGCGCTTCGACAAATATTATCTTGCCGTCCGGCACGATGGCGTTCTGGGTGGCACTACCATAACCTGGGCACTCTTATATCCGAACTGCCGCGTTATATCGAACAGCCGGATGCAATTATATGATTAGAAAATGGGCGGCTGAATGTGATTTCCGATTTAGGCGGAAAGAATGGCCTAAAAATACAATCAAAAAAGCTGTAAAAGTGCATTATAAAAAAAGGACCTGTCGCAAGTTAATCACCAACTGTATGAGTGGTTGGCAATTATTAACGACAAATCCTCTAACACCAAGGTATCACAAAATGGATCCGGTGTCAATACTCATTCTATGCAGAATGGAGATGAAAATGCACAGGATGGTGAAAATGACACCTGGCATTCCTTGGAAGTGGACAGCCAAGGTAACGAGCTGACGGAGGCGCAGCAGGTGCCGGTGCTGGACGGTGACACGGCGCAAAAAAAACAGCACCGGAGAAAAAACCGGTGCAGATGTGCGCTTTAGTATCAATCCGGAGTTTGAAAAGAAATACGACCAGTGGGATAAGAAGACCTCCGGTTTTTCGTTCCGTGTAGGCACAACTTCCAAGGTGCTGCAACAGTTGGGCGTTGATAACCGCAAGATTTGGTGGGACGCTTCTAAGATCAAGAAAATCAAAGTCGATCACCCGGCTATGACAGACACGGTGATTAAACAAGTACCGAATATTTTGGAAAATCCCATTTTGGTGATGGAGTCTAAAACCAAGGAAGGTCGTTTGACCTTGTTCGGTGAAGTCTATGACCAAAAGAATGAACCGGTGCTCGCTGTACTGCTTTTGAACCCGACTGACCGGGGCGGAAATTCAATAAATATTCTGAAAGTGGCCAGCGCTTATGGAAAGGACACCAATGCACAAGGGCTGATAGACAACAGTAAGATTTTGTATGTGGAGCCAAATAAAAAACGAACCCAAAACTGGCTGTCGGTTAATAGGCTCCAATTGCCGTTACCCAGTTCCAGTTATGGGTTCGTTAACACCATTGTAGCAAACAAGCCGTCCGGTGTCAATACTCATTCTATGCAGAATGGGCAAAAAAATGCACAGAACGGCAAAAAAAACACCCGACATTCCTTGGAAGTGGACAGCCAGGGCAACGAACTGACGGAGGCGCAGCAGCGGCGGTATAAGAATGTGGCGCCGGAACTGCGGGACGAGGACGGTAAGATCAAACCGTTCTACCACGGTACTGCCAGAGCGGACCGGGTAGGTTATGTGTTTGACCCCAAGCGGGCAACCTCCGGGCCGATGGCGTATTTTACGGATGATCCGGATATTGCCACAAATTACAGCAGGGATAAAGCAGATACTTCTCTCGCCTATGATAGCGATTATGACAGCTACGAGACCCAGTTCCAGGTAAACGGCAAGCCGGTTACAGAATACTGGAACACCTTGACCGCAGCTGAAAAGAAAGCAATGACCGAGAAGATCAAGCAGGTCACGCTGGACGACAACGATAACATTGTCTTGGAGCCCGGCAATCAAATAGGCATTGGTAGCTTTAGCGACTACGAGCTGCACCGTGCCAAGGGCAATGCGCTGTCCGTACTGGTAGATATGTGGCTTGGTGATGGAAATCTTTGGAACGAAGAAAGCCGTTTCTTGGATGTGCTAAAAGCGGTGGGTATTGATCAGGCCCAGTACAACGACCCGGACTACCGGGAAGAAAAGGTGTATCAGGCTTATCTGAATATTACCAATCCGTACAATACCGGCAAGCTGGATCAGTCCTTTATTGATGATTTGCAGTCGTATGTGGACGATGCAGACATGAGCCGGTACGACACAGACAATGCCCAGGCGGATATGTGGGATAAGAACGGCATTCCTATTGAGGATTGGCTGGAGCGGTTGCAGGACGATTTGGACAACGGCACAACCCATGCTTGGACCACGGTCCCGGATGTAGTCACAGACTTCTTGAAGGACAGCGGCTATGACGGCATTGTAGATCAGGGAGGCAAAAACGGCGGCGATCAGCATACGGTTGCGATTCCGTTCTACTCCAATCAGATCAAAGAGGTTACCAATGGTAATCCTACCGACAGTCCGGATATTCGGTACTCAAAGCAAATAGAGGTTGACGAATTTGACGAGGCCGGATATGATGTGATTAACACCACCGGCAAAAAGGGATATGCGGACTTAAAGCGTGAGGTTATGACTTGGGACACAGACAGCCACATGAATGAGGTGCGCTGTATTACCATTGGCAGCGGATTTTATGCTTACAAAATGCTGGATACGCCCACAAGGGATATTTTAGTGTACAAACCACAAACCGCAACTACAAGGAGAGAGTACAATGAACTTAGAAAGTCAGTCAAGAACAGAAGTGGCAAAATTTCTTATCGAGCTGCTGATCTCATTGGAAGCCTCGGAGACGGCAATCGGGACAATAGTGACCTATTTGGGCGGAAGCAAAGAGGCGCTAATAACTATGATAAATTCGATAGCGAATCGGTGGAAAGAAAAAGGAACAGTAACGGAGGAAGAACTCCTGAAAATGTGCGTAATGATCAGCTGCAAAAAGGACTAAACGCTGACAGCCGCAAGTCCAAGAGCATTGACGACACCGGGCGTACCTCTCTGCTGCGGGATGACAAGCGGTTGGACGAGATGAACATTACCCTGCGCCAGGTGTTTGACAGTCAAGAGCTGGAGACCGGGCACCATACTTCTCAAACCCAGGTACAGCGTGTGGCCCGACAGCTGAAGAAGTCTACCCGGATATTCGGTACTCAAAGCGGGTTGGGTTTGATAATGCTCTGACATCTGCCGATTGGAAAAAAGTACAACAGTCTTGTTTCAACTGACAGTCGCTCGGGACTCAGGATATTCGATAATGCGTTCCTTGTTGAAGGCGAAAAAGGCAAGAATAATTACAAACTTGTGTTTTTTGGCAATTCTTTTGATGATAAGCCAATCACGGCAGTGTATGGAATTGGTGACAGTGGTTTCCACTTTGATAAGGCTCAATTCGATACCAAGAAAGTAGCAGAAGTAATCAATAAGGTGGAGAAAAAAGTTATGATGACAAGAAAGTCGTTAGGGGAATACTGCGACATCTTAGTGAAAACTATGGACTTGTACTCACCAAATACGGTGATCGCAATACAAGAGGCTTTACACTCAGACCAGGAAGTAACGAAAATGTTAAGACTGGTGGAGAAGAATTTGCCGGAAGACGAACTGCTGGACAAGATACACGAGCTGCAGGAAAACTGA